CTGCTCGGTGCGCTGCCGCCCGAGATCGCCACCGGCCTGCATGACGTTGGTCTTGCCGATGCCGGACATGATGCCCTGGCCTGCACCGCTCGACATGAAGGCGCTGGGGTCCGTCTCGCGGGCGGCAACCGCCTTGCCGCCAGGGGTGAGGGAGCCCCAGTCGAATTCGTTCGCCATCGCCTCGCCAGCGCGGCCGATCTGCGCCTGGGCAAGCTGGCTCTTGGCGTTGTCGACGTTCTGCTGGGCGTCGAGCGCCTCTTGCATCTTCGGGTCGACGTAGGTGTTCTGGGTCCACTTGGTGACTTGCTTGCCCGTGGCCGGGTCGACCTCCATCGCAGAGGACCACTTCTGGGAGCCCCAGGGTGTTACCTGATCGGGCCGGTTCGCCCAGTCGGCACGGGTCTGCGCTTCCTGGCTCGACGCGGCCGTCTTCTCGGCCATCGACGAGTAGTCGGGCGGGGGCGGGGGTCCTGATTTCTTGCCCATCAGTGGGTCCTCCGTGGCGCGAGCCACTTGCATTCGTCGCGGCGCATCCGCATGAGGAAGAGCGAGCCGTCGGGGTGAGCGCCGTCAAGCTCGACAACGAGCGAGAACCCCAGGCGGCGGTTGATGTCGAGCGCGACGATATTGTCACTCGGGACGAAGGCCAGGACCTGATTGCAGCCCATGACGTTGAACGGATAGTCGAAGCAGACGTGCAGCATCTTCTTGTCGATCCAGCCGGGCTCGCCTGCCATGTGCATCACGCACGAGGCTTCGTTGAAGCTGTCGAAGCCGACGACGCCACGCAGGACATGGGGCTCGCGGTCGGAGATCGAGCCGATGCACTGGATGTTGGGCGAAGGCACGAGGCCGATCCGGCTGCACAGCCAGTAGGCGAGGGCGTCCTGCGGCTGGGTCGCTATCACAGCACACCCCCAGGCTCCACCAGCGCCTGCCAGCCGACGAAGATCGTGTCGGCCGATGCGCGGACCTTCATCGCCAGGGCACCGTAGCGGCCGGACCCGGCAGCGCCGGTCCACGCCTCGTAGCTCTGCCCCGTGCCCGACCAGACGGCGACGTCCCACAGGCCGACGTCCCAGGCTCCCGAGCCCGCGCCCAGGTACGCCGGGACGTTGCCGGTGATCTCAAGGTTCCACTCGCTGTTTAAACCCGCCTGCACGCCAGGAGCCGAGTCGCTGATGAAGCTCGGGCGGACCATGTGGAACCGCTTGACCCGGATGCCCTCGCCCAGCGGCTGGAAGGCGGTCACCACGAGCCCCTGGAGGTCGGCCCCAGGCTCGTCGTCGACCTGACCGTCGGTCCCACCGACGAAGCACTGCCAGATGTTGCCGTCGAGGTCGCCCGAGAAGGTGAAGCCCTCGAAGCTCTCGACCGTCAGCATCGGAAAGCCCCGCAGCATGGTGAACGCCTTGTTGTTCACCTCGTATGCCCACTGCAGGTTCTCGATGTTCGTCTCGGCCCGGTTGATGATCAGCAACTGCTCCTGCGGCAGGAACTTGATCTCCCAGTACCGGGTGTCGAGTGAAGCCGCGATCTCAATCGCCAGGGCAGAGTTGATGGCCCCGGCGATCTGCGCGTTCTGGAAGAAGCCCTGGCCGCGCATAAGCTCCGACATGAAGACCATGCCGCGCTCGGACAGCAGGATCACGTCCTGCTGGTAGTTGCTGAAGAACCGGTTGCCGACCGGCACGCGGCCGATGAACCAGCGGCCGACCACTTGGAACGTGGTGACCGATGCCGGGTCGTCGCCACCGTAGACCAGCACGTCGCCCATGTTGGAGACGATGACAAGCTGGTTCTGCACGCCGACGCCGCTGCTGCCGTCGTAGGTCCAGTTGATCAGAGCCTGGAGGTTGCCCCCGTTGGGCAGCATCGAGCCGAAGTCGAAGTCGGTCGCCACCCCGGCGTACTCGCCGAATTCCAAGTACCAGCCACGGGTGGTGTCCTTCTCGATGAACCAGACCCGGTTCTTGTAGACGGTGACGAAGCTGAAGAGCACCGGGTCGATGCCGCTGATCTGGTTGGGTCCGGCACCGAGCGTGATCTGGGTGAACGTCGTGCCGTCGTAAATCCAGTAGCCAGACCCAGGGTTCACCATCAGCAGGACATGGACGCCGACGTTGGTGGTGAAGTTGAGCGTGGTCCACTCGCCGACCGGCGCACCGGTCGGCACCGACAGGACAGGCACCGGCACCGTGACCGAAGACGTGGCCGTCGTGACGTCGTAGATGTCGCCTGCGGCCGTTGCAGCCAGGAGCTTGTTGACCCCCAGCGGCGACTGGTACTTCATCTCGGAGCGGACCTCGCCCGAGAGGTTGCTGACGTGGCGCAGGTAGCCGCGCCGCATCTGGCAGCCCATGACGCGGGGCACGAGGTTCTCCAGCCGGATCGCCGTCAGCGGGTTGCCGCCGGGCAGCGGCTGGGTGACGTCGAGCCCCTTCAGCGGGGCACCGAACGGGAACGCCTGATGGTTCTGCGCGCCGCTCGACCGCCTGGGGACCGTGCGCCGGGGGTGCTGGTAGGGGACGAGCGGCATTACGGGATCGCCTCGTAGTAGGGCTGCTGCTGCGTGCGCTGCTGGGCCAGCGACTGAGCCTGGGCTTCGCAGTCGCCCTGGTCGCCGGACGCGCAGAGGTACTGGCCGTTCTCGTCGGTGCAGATGTAGGTCCGGCGGGCGAAGAAGGCACCTTCGGCCGGAGTCCCTACGTTGGGATTGGGGACGATTTCGTCCGTCGGAGTCACCACCCAGCCAGGAGGAAGCGTTGCCATTTCGTCACCAGTAATTGTCAACTCTGGCGCATGCCGTACAGGGAAGCCTCGGGCAGGTTGCCGATGCCGATGTACGGGTAGTCGTGGCGGCCGCCTGCCATGTTCAGGATGTTCGCGCCCTTCTCGGCACCGATGCGCGAGTCGAAGGCCAGGATGAAGTCGCGCAGGGCAGTAGCGGAGTCGAAGCCTCGGGCTTCAAGCCACTTCATCCGCGTCAGCAGCGTCATCAGGATGCCGTCAAGCTGGAACGTGTCGCCTGCCTTCGTCGCCACGTTCTTGTACAGGTCGGGGTTGTCCGCGTCCTGCACGAGCGCCTGGGACAGGTACATGAACTTGAACGTCTGCCCTGGCGGCGCTGGCGGGTTCAGGAACCAAAGCTGGCGCTGCCTGATCTGCCACGTCAGCGTGAAGTTGGCGCTGATCGGGAAGACACGGTAGGTCATCCAGCCCTGGGGGCTCACCGGGCCGACCGCAGGGAAGCGCATGCTCGCGTTCCACTGGGTCTGGTCGATGAAGCGGTAGAAGTCGCCAGGGAGGTCGAAGGCCACCTCGTTGGATTCACCAGCGACCGGCGGGATCAGCGTCTCGACGACGACGGTCCCTTCCTTGGTCAACTGGCTCCACTCGTAGGCGTTGAGCATCTCCAGGCTGGCGAGGTTCGCCACGCTCTTCATCAACACCATGTTGGGGTCCGACGACCCGACCGGGTCGGTCGGGATCGGCAGGTTGAGCATCGCGCACACCTGCTGCAGCAACGTCTGGAACGTGCTGAAGTTGGTCATCGAGTAGGTGGGCACGATGCTCTCCTAAGGCTTCAACGGCCGAAGTTTTTCACCGGGGGCTTGCCGCCCGAGCGCCCGGCGAGCGCGGCACGCTCCTCGTCGCCGATCTGCTCCTGCTGGCGCTGCTCGGGAGTCTGCTCGGCCTTCTGGTTGCCGACCTGGGCTTCCAGCACCTTGATGCGCTCCAGCAGCGCCTCGTTGCCGTTGACCGTCAGCAGGTACTTCTTCGCCGCGTCGGACATCTCGCGGGCACCCATGAAGGTCATGTTGGTGTCCGACAGGTTCGCCAACTGCTCGATGGTGCGAATCTTGAAGTACGCAAGCTCCTCGATGTGCGCCTCGGTCAGGAACGGCGCGACCTTGAGCGGCGTGCCGACGACCTGATCCTTGACCCCAGCGATGAACTGCGCCCAGTGCTGCGGGAAGCGCCTGCGGTGGAGGTCCCAGACCTCTGCGGTGACGATGTTGTTCTTGTCGCCGGGGATCATCACGGTGATGAACGGGACGTCCTTGTAGATCGGCCGGTTGGCCTTGTTCGACTCTTCGATGTCGATGCGCGGCTTCATGTAGAAGTGGACGTGCAGCTTGTCGTCGTGCCCCGGCCCCATGCCGGGCGGCAGGCCACCCGGCGCACCGCCGAAGGTACGGGCATCCACACTGACGGTCTGGTCGAACTTGGACCAATCGGTGGGGGGCTGGCTGTTCTGCAGGGCTTCAACCTGCTGTGCGTCGAGTGCCATCTGGGTTCTCCTTGTGCGTGGGATGTTGGGAAAACGCGGCGAGCCCATCCCACTGAAGCTCGCAGTTTAAACGTCAGACGCCGATGGTCGGGACCACCTCAAGGATCAGGCGCACGTCGGTCAATTCGACGTCGTCGATGCCGCCGCTGATCTTGCTCGCCCTGACCTCGTACACCGGGTCGCCTGCCACGGGCACGGCGTTGATGACCTCGAAGGAGCCCTCGGCGATGTTGGTGTTGCCCTGGCCGCTGATCGTGCAGCCCCCAGGCACGTTGACGCCGTCGCGGAACAGGCTGAAGACGACCTCGTTGCCGGTGTCGCATGAGATGCCTGCGTAGAAGGTGACGCGGGTGTTCGTCGAGGGCAGCCCCAGAGCGTTGCGCCGAAGCTGTCCGCTGGTCGGGCCGAATGACGTGAAGTCGGCGGTGATCGCCATCAGGTTGGGCAGCACCACCTGAACCGGAGTGACGCCCAGGCCGACCAGGGTGGCGGTGTCGGCACCGAGCGCGCCGAACCCTGGCGTCATGGTGTCGATGAAGTCCTTGATCATCGTCCGCACTGCTGCGGCGGTGATCTGGTGCGAGGCGTTGTCGGGCAGCGTGGCGTCAGCCTGAGCCTTCAACGCGAACATTGTCTTGCGTGCCATCACGGGCTCCCGTTGTCGAAGGCGTTGTCGAAGCCTTGG